GGCAAATCAGGCTAATCGGGCAAATCGAGCAAATCGAGCAAATAGTGCCAATAATTTTATATCAAAATTAATAGATTTTTTATTTATATTTATACAATTGCTATTGTTTGTATATATAGTATATAACAGGGCATCACACTATTTAATATATTCTTTAGGAATTACGCTAATTTATATTTTTTATAGAATGTATAATGTTAATATATATTAGTTTGTATAATAACTTGTATATTAACTTGTATAATAACTTGTATAATGTAAATATATTTTAAGTAATTAAATAAAATATATTAACATATTAAGTTAAGTATAAATGAAACTTAAATTTAATGCTAATGGTAATATAAAACAACTATTATATATTTTATTTTTTGTTACTATTATTGTAATAAATATTTATTTAATAAGTATAGTTAATTATGATTCACTTGGACTAGTTAGTAAAAATAACAGCCTATATAATTACAATATAGAAAGTTTTGATGTAGAAAAGTATGTAGACCTATGTAAAAATAGGAAAACAAATTTTTATGATCTTACACCTTCAAAATTAACAAATGCTTTAGATGTTTCGTCTAACTCTGATTGTGAATTAGCATGTGATCAAGCAAATTGTGATATATTTTTATTAAAAGACATAACTAACTCAACTAGGAAAAAATGTAGCTTATTTAAAGATCCTAATACTAGTGCAATATACGACATTTCTCTAACTTTAAATTGTGAATCTAATATATTACCACCAAATGATTACGGAGTATACAATGGATATGGGTTTGTAAATAAAAATTACTTTGAAGACAAGAAATCAGGATTTCAATATATTGACCGATATTTAGAAGAAACAGAATTGATTATTGACGATTTATCTTATATAAGTTATTTAAATAAAAAAGCTAATAGTTTAGATTTAACTAATATTAGTAGTAAAAATTTGTCTGATTATATAACGTATGACTATATAGAAGACCAAAAAATCAGTACATACAATACTATTTTAAACTCTATTAATGATGTTAATAGTAAATTGTTTAATAATAGTAAAAATATATTATTTACCGATTTATTTAATCACTCTTTAAGTCATAGTGAAATTAGCAATAATGTTTTAATAGCTAAGACGAGAGATTTGTCTTTTATTGAACTAATAAATAACTCGGGCACAATAAATGCTAATTCAGAATTATTAAAAAATAGGCAAAATACATTATTAACTAATTCTAACTCAATAAATAGCATATATTTAATTTTATTTATTATAATGGTATTAACATTAATATTACTAATTTTATACAATACAAATATTATAAGCGAATTTGTATTATTAAGTTATTTTATTTTTATAATAGTTCTAATACTATTTATAAATAATATTGTAAAAATATAATATATTATATATACTATGCTATATGTAGACCCTTTAGGAAAAGTTACTGAAATAAGTTATGCTAATAATCATATTAAGAAATTGAGAGAAAATAATATGTTATATGAAGAGAGATTAAAAAGTGTTGAGAAAAATAATTATTCAAATAATATAATTTTTGCAGTATACTCTGTATTGGCAATAATTTTTATTTTGATGGTATTATATTTATTAAGAAAATTACGTATTTAGTAATCTATATTTTATAATGTTATTATAAATATAAATGGGAAATATAGAAATTTCTAATGATTTATTATTAGACATATTAAAAGAATCTGATGTATATACTGCGCCAGATTTAATTGAAAATGAAATTAATAATGCCGTTAGTGAATTTTTAATTAAAAAAGACAATCTTTTTACAAACGTATTAGGTGATTTTATGATTAATAACGAACACGGGCTAGAGTCAACTATTAAAAATGTGTATGATAACATAAATCAAAGTAATCAAAATAAACTTAGACATATTGAAATAATTAACTATAATGATAAAGTGAATAAAGAATATTTAAACATAATTATGGTTATAATTTTTGTATGTATTATTATAATTCCATTAGCAATTGCTAATAAAAATAGTTTGCTTCCAAATAGTGTAACATTAGTATGTTTAGTAACATTATTGTTTTTGGCTAGTGCTTATATTTTGTATAAAGTTGTTGATATTTATATGAGAGATAATATAGATTTTGATAAAACTCGCATTCCATATGATAGAAACGCAACACAATTAGAAAAAGAAGGTAAGCTTATTAGAAAGAGGAATCCTTTGACTTCACTAACACTAACTTGTATAGGTCAAGATTGTTGCGATGGCTCGATGGTTTATGATTATGCGAAAAATAAGTGTTTGATGACTGAAAATTTCAATAATTTTTTTGAAGGACATGAAAATCATGGACGTAATGAACGTACTAATGATGTTAATCATATTATTGAGCCCTTTGGAGTTGGTTGTGCCAAAGATTATTTGTTACAACAGTCATTTAGTTTTTCAAATGGATTCTTCTTTCATATTCCATCGAATATTTAACATAACATTTATACATTTTTAGAACATTTATAAATTTTTAGAACATTTATAAATTTTTAGAATATTATTAGAATTAAATTAAAACTATAATATATTGCTCTATATTAGTTATTATATAAGATGGGAAATAGACAATCACAGAATACTCTAGATCCATTGACTATAGAATGTAATTGTGACCGCGTTATGCCAATAGTTATAAAAGAATGTTGTGAAGCTGTTAGTAAAGGTGCCGACAATGCAGTTTTGACAGGTCTAAACACTTTGCTTGGTCCAAATGCTAATTTAATAACAAGCGCATTAACTGAAACAGATTGGCAAACAACATATAGTAATTATGTAGAAAATATTAGTTCAACAAGTACAACTGGTATTGAACCAATGTCTTCAAATAATAACAGGAGCGAGAGGGGTGCTTGTAACTGTGATTGGGCTGCTGTTAAAGCTATAATGGCATGTAAAGAAGGAGCAAATAGAGGCGTAGAAACTATTAAGGAGATACTAGATGAAAATAGCGATTTATTTGGTGGTATATATAATACAGGTGTGATTGTAGGCAATTATGCTAGTTCAAATAATCCTTCTCAAGAACCAGATAGTATACCCGAAACAGGCACAGGCGTTAGCAGATGGTTATCAACATATTTTACTCCAACACGTATAACAAGTGTTGAAAATTATGAAGACATTGGATTATATAAGTTTGTAAGACAATCATTAGAGTCTAGGCATAGAGCATTTAAAAATAGTCCTCAATTTGCTGAGGACTGTAAAAATAATGCCACACAGTCAATAAGAACATTTTTAGGAGATGAATTGAGTGATCTAAATAGTTTATATAAATATTATACAACATTTGTGGCAGATCACAAAACATTATTGTTGGATAGAAGTTCTATGACAGATATAATTAGTAATAAAGTTGCTATATTACAAGAATTACAAGCAAAAATAGACAAATATAAAACGTCATTACAAATGGATAATAGAAAAAATATATATTTAGACTCGAATTATGAATTATATAAAACCATCTATTTTTATTACATAATAGTATATTATAGTTTAATTGTATTGTATTTAATATTTTCAAAATTTATAAGTGAAAAGCAATATACTAATAGAGTAACGCTATTACTATTATTTATTTATTTAATTATACCTATAATATTGTCTTATTTAATGAACTTAGCATATGAGGGATATATTTATTATTTAGAAAGTTTGAATTTGAAAGAAGACATTCCAACATATAATTCATTAATAGAAAAAATATAATAAACATGTGACTTGTAAACTTGTAAACAATAATAACAAATTAAAAGTTTGCTATTATTGTTTCTATTCTATTCTTGTTCTTGCTTCTATTCTTGTTTCTATTATTGTTCATGTTCTTGTTCTTGTTCTTGTTCTTGTTCTTGTTCTTCATTATCACTTTCATTATTATAATTTATAATAACATTATACCATTTACCTCGCTTATTTTTTCCATATTGTTTATCCATATAGTCTGTTATTTCTTTTCCATTTGGTAAAGTTGCTCGTCCATAATTCATCGTATACCATTTTTTAAACTCCTCTAATAATTCTGTTTTCTTAACTACTCCATCACGCATACGACCTATTTTCTCTTTAGCAAACTCAGTTAAATAATCTTGTGCTTCCCGATAGTTATCACTAACAGATGTAACAATTTTGGCATCTTTCACTTTGCCTTCTGTTTGATATGCCATAGTAACTAATTTAGACATTAATACTGGAGCCCATAAAGTGAATTTTTCATCGATTTTTTGGTCGATTAAATATTGATATGGAAAATTCGCCTTTGGAAATTTATCCTCATTTTCATAAGGCGCATCTGTAAATTTTGACATAAAATCACAAATGCGAATGCGTCTCCAAGTTCCGTCATCATTTGTATTAATGTCAAACAACACATTAGTACACACTACTAATTTAAATTGAGGCATAAATGTTACGCTATCTTTGAATAATGCCCGTGCCTGAATGGGATCACCACCAGTAATTTCTTTCATAATACCTTCATTAATAACGTCGCCTTTACTAGGTTCTTGCATAACAGCATAGCGAACTCCCATTAATGCAACTACTTCAGATGAAGTAGACCCAATTGAGTTCCGTGATTGCGTAATTAATGTAATAGGCACCGTTGCCTTATAGTCTCCTAAACACCTGCTCATTAATTCAACTAATTTAGATTTACCATTACAACCACTACCAGTATAAATGTTAAAAGTTTGGCTATGATTTTTTCCAATTAAAATGGAAGCTAAATGCTCCCACATATAACGACGAAGTTCTTTATCCGGAAATAGTTCATCAATAAATTTATTTATTTCTTGAATAATAGGACAATAAGTGGTTGAACTTAAATTGTCATATGGAATATAATCAATATTAGTGGATTTTGAAATATAGTCATCTGGCTTGCCCTTTCTGTGAGTTTTTGCCTCAAAATCGATTACATAATTGTTAAAACACATTAAATAAGGATTTGCATCTAATTTGTTCATAAAGTTTTTATCATAAAATAGCTCTTTAGCCTCTTTCATAATATTGTTTTTCCAACTTGTTGTTTTTAGTAATATACATATGTCTCCCAATTTTAAAGCGCGGGTCTTTAAATTTTCTGTATTTTCATCATTGTTTTCTTTTTTTGTAATTGTTTCAATTAGTTCATGCGATTTTTTAGAGTAAATATCGTGCATCTTTTTAGATATTAATAATCTTAATGTGCTTCCTGAATCAATTTCATTCCACTTATGATTTTTATATTCATACCACTCATTATTTTTCACACTTACACACACAAATTGGTCTTTAAAAAGTTGATATAATACAACTGCCAAATCAAACTCTGCCACTTTATCTTTTAAAATCATAGTTTGCAGCGTTTGTTCTATGTAATAAGTAATTGTTTCTTTACGGATTTTTTCATATTCAGCATAATTATCTGTTTTAGCCCAAAACATGATTGAGCGATTAGTTAATCCATCGCTATTTTTGACATCAAAACCTTTCCATTGTTCATATAATTGTGATACTTTAGCTTGATTAAAATTGAAGGTTGTACATTGAGAACATAATTTAAGCCAAGTCAAAAATAACTTTTCATGCGTATTTTTTAGAGCCCATCCGACCCTAATCCACTTATTATATGTGCCGGCCTCATAATAACTTTTCGGCAAAATCATAGCAAATTCGTGCGTCTCTCTTATTTCATAATCACTATTTGAGATTTCTTCAAGAAAACATTCGATTAAACTATCTAATGTGTTAACATCACTAATTTTACCAAAATCATACATAGCAATGTCTATTTTAGTATTTACAACATTTATAGTTGGTTTGCGTTGTTTTATATGTAGTTGCTGTTTCTCATATTCTATTTTTTTTAATAAGTCACTACTTTGATTAAGTACAAATTGTTGATGATCTTTACAACGCGCACTCATTAAAGGCAAGTGTTGTTGAATGTTAATTTTTGATACAGGAATTTCTTTGAAATCCCATGTCTCTTCTTGGTCTGCTTCATCATCTTGTTTTAAATAAGTTAGCTCATAAAAATATGCTAGACTATATGCTTTATGGTCTGGCTTTCGCGAGCCATAAACTTGCCAATTAACAAACCCTTTTGTTACTCCTTCATCAAACACGTCTTCATAAGAATTTGTATTTTGTATATTGTCCCAAATATTTTCAATTTCTTCAATAATCATTTTTCGCAAAACACATTGATGTGATTTATCCATTTTTATAGTAAATATAATATGAATACCATCTTTTACTTTGTCTTCACAAATATTTACATCTGGTTTTTCCAATACATATACATTTATTGTTGATTTATTTGGTATAGCATATATTAAATTCAATTTATTAGCATACAATACAATCAAATCAATAATGTGATTTTTATTATGTTGTCGTGTCTTAATAGTTGTGTCATAGCGCAAATCAATATCTACTAATAACGGACCGTCTTCAATTAATTGTTTTTCTGTCAAATATTCTTTGTTTTTATTCTCAAAAACATGACTATAATAATAGGTCCAAAATTCAGGCATATTTGTAATACTATAACTTCCAGCATATATGCCCAATTCTTTGCTGCCTATTTTTGTATGTGTAATAAGGCCGCCTTTTTCAGACTTATCTGACTTATCATACTTTTTTGAATATAAATATTCATCCCATTTGGATGACAAATTTTTAGTATTAGTGTTATTACTTGTCATACTATGTATATTATTATAGTATAATATATTTTTATTTCAATTTTTATAATATTATTATTATTTATAAAATAATATTAAAACTAACATCTTAATATTATTACTATTATGTATATAAATAATAGCGCCATTAAGCGAATAGCAAAGGATGTTAAATATATTATAACTAATGAAGCGTCTTTAAGTAGTGAAAATATATATTATAAGCATGATGAAGAAAATGTGTTTAAGGGTTATGCTTTAATAATTGGAAATAAGGATACCCCATATGCTTACGGTTATTATTTTTTTGAATTTATTTTTCCGGAGACTTATCCTTTTGCGCCGCCACAAGTTAATTATTTAACAAATGATGGAATTATGCGATTTAACCCCAATTTATATTCAAATGGCAAAGTGTGTTTATCTATATTGAATACGTGGGCAGGCGAAAGTTGGAGTTCATGTCAATCAATACATTCAATATTATTTACATTAGTAACAATATTGTGTGACAATCCATTATTAAATGAACCAGGAGTGAGAGAGCAACATAGTGAATTAAATAAATATAATTATTTAGTGTTTTATAAAAATGTTGAATTTTCAATAGCCACGTTAATATGTTTAATAAATGATTTACCCACACAGCATAGTGTAGGGCGAAAAAAAGCAGCGCATAATATAGAAATTATGCGTAAATTCAAGACTATTGTTAATAGTGCGTTTGAAAATAATAAAACACAGCTATTGGATTTAATAAATGCTAATAAAATTAAATATAGTAATTTTATTGCTATGAAAAATCCGTTTGAAATTGTGTTCTATAATTTAATTTATAGTCTTAATTATAACAAATTATATGATGTAATTGATTTAATTGATTTAATAAAACATAGTGTTTAATTTTAAATGAAACTATGAAAATTATTTAATATGTAAAATTGATTGTTATTTAAATTATTTAAATAGTATATATTATATACTATAAGATATTAACTATGAACTTTTGCACTAATTGCGATAATATGTATTATATTAAATTAGAAGAAGAAGAATGCGACAAAATTGTTTATTATTGTAGAAATTGTGGCAATGTCGATGATAAAATATTGGATGTAAATAAATGTATTTTAGAAGAAAATATTAATAAAACAGAAGATAAATACAATGTTCATATTAATAAATATACAAAATTAGATATTACTTTACCGCGAATTAATTATATTAAATGTCCTAATACTGTATGTGAAACAAATCAGGATGGTTTTGATTCGAGTAAAAAAGAAATTATATATATTAGATATGATAATACAGCTATGAAATATTTATATTTATGTAGTCATTGTGATTTTATTTGGAAAACGAATTAAACGAATTAAACATTATATTAAAAAATATAATTGATATAAATATTTTTTAATAGTTTTAAATATATTTAAACTATAAAATGGACGATAAAGCTAATACAGAATTAACAGAAGTCGAATTAGAACCAGAACCAGAAGCAGACGCAGAAGTAGAAATAGATCCTGATGTAGACCTAGATGTTGAGCAAGATAATAGTGGTGATGAACTATCGGATAATGACGACACTATTGATGATGATGACGATGATGATGATAATGATGATGAAACAAGCATTTATAAACAACAATCTGATACTAAAAAACTTGAGACCGATGATAAAATTGGTAAAAAAAATATTTTTGATAGTGAAAAAACAGCATATAGCAAATATGACCACGACACGGAAGACTTAGACGAAAGTGATTTTAACAAATTTAATGATGATTATAAGAAAAATCATATATTAAGTCATCACAATGAGTGTTTATATAAAAATTTTAATGAAATTAAAGAATTGTGCAAAGTAACCAAAAATAAAGATGGAATTATTGTAGACGAATTACACAAAACTATGCCATTATTGACCAAATATGAAAAAACGAAAATATTAGGAATGCGTTTAAAACAATTAAATAGCGGCTGCAGCCCATATATTAGTGTTAATGAAAAAATTATAGATAATAATATAATTGTATTAATGGAGTTAGAGCAAAAAGTGCTACCTTTTATTATTCAACGACCATTACCAAATAATACTTTTGAATATTGGAAACTACAGGATCTTACTATTTTATAAATATGTTTATACAAGTTATACAAGTTTTACAAGTTTTACAAGTTATACAAGTTTTACAAGTTTTACAAGTTTTACAAGTTTTACAAGTTTTACAAGTTTTACAAGTTTTACAAGGTTATCTTTTAAATCTATTTCCACAATCTAAGCATGTAACAAATGTTGTCATCGGTTCATCAGCACTGCGTGTTTGTAGTTGATAATAAGTACATTTTTTAGATTTACATTTTCCACAAATAAAATTGTCTGTTGATGCTTCAATTTTTGGTGTGTATTTATTTTCGTCTTTAATTTTTTTCTCTTCTATTAATGTTTCCCATAATTTTGGGCGTAGCTCTTGATGACTCATATAAACAAATTCGTGTGCTTTAACTTCTTTTGATGCTAGTTTAGCTAGCAAGTCATTATCTTTTAAATTTATAATAAGTGTTCTTAATTTTTCTATATATAGTAAAACAAAGGACTCATTACTCCATTTCTTTAATAAATTTTTTTCTTCGCATACTTTCAGGGTATAATTATAAATACCTTTTTCTAGATTTTCACAAATGCTCTTATTATTTACAATACTATTTAATTTTGTAACAACATTTTCTCTGAAACAATCAGGATCATTAATCTTTCTATTAAATTTGCTCATGTTAATATAATAATTAATACTTATTAATTATTATATCAATTTTTTATATTTAATAGTTTATATTTAATAGTTTATAGCTTATAGTTTATAGCTTATAGCTTATAGTTTATAGTTTAATGCTCTTCATCAGAATAACAATATAATTCATAACTTAATTCAGAATTAGTATCGCTAGTATTATCAAGAACATCACTGTTATTTTTGTTTGTATATAATATTTCATTTAATGGGCTAACGTTAGTGTCTTGTGTTTTTAATTCACCATTATTTATGTCTTCATTTGTGTGTTCTTGTATATCTTCATCGGTATTAAACTCAACAGTTTCTGGTAAGTCAAAAAATTTGGAGAAAAATGTGCTTTCTAAATTAATATAAGCCACTCCATTTGTCATTACAAAAATACATTTATTGTTAATATTTACTTTTATATTATATTTAACTAATAGTGGGTGGTTATTGTATGTTTTTACATTATTATCCTGTTTGCTCCATAGTTCAATAACATTAGTAGAACCACAATCCCACGCATATAGTTTCTTAAAATTATTATTTGACTTGTAACCGCATTTTTTATATATATTAACACTATCAATATTTTTCACCTTTATTTCTTTAAAACTAGTATTTTTTAATGTAATACAATATAACATTGACTGTATTAATGAGTAATTAATTAATATATAGTACTATTTGTTTAAGTGCTAATCATATATATTTTGGGCCTTTAATAAAAATTAATAAGTTTTAATTGTATATTATTTTTTTTTATAATATACAAACTAGATGATTTTATATATTATAAAATGGACTTTACTTTATAGTATATTAATTTTTCTAATGCATAATTTATATTTGTTTTTTAAAAGTAATTTGACTAACACTAAAATTAAAGACTATTATAATACTTTTTCTATAGAAAAAGATAATACTAACAATAACAATAATAATAACAATAATAATAACAATAACAATAATAATTTATTATATGATGAAATAAATATTTCATCAACATCTTTAGATGCCTTAGCAAATAATATTAATGATACTAATATGAAAGATGAATTGACTGATTTTTTACAGAAAATTAAACTTTAATATTTTAATATTTTAACTTTTTATTTTTATTAATATTTATTATTATATAAAACTGAAATAATTAATTAATATAAGCATATTAGCTATAAAATAATATGGAAAAGCAGATAGAAAAGCAGATAGAAAAGAAGATAGAAAATAAATTAAAAAATGGACTATTATTATATAATAATAGTAAACACATTCTTCATAGATTTCCTAACTTAAAATTATATAGTAATAATTTTAATATTCCAAATTTAATAGATAATGCGGATTATTATGTATTAAAACCTAAAGGAAGAAAGGCATATTTATGGTTTACGTATTATAAAAAGGACTTGCTATGTTTATTAATATTTGTCAATAATAGTTCTAATAATATTTATGATGAGGCAAACGAATTTTATTATTATAATATTAATTATGATAAGCGTTTATGTTATAACAATGTATTATTAAATGGAATTTACTTTTATAGCAATAGCAATAAAGTTAATACTCATTATTTTATACTCGATAATGTAACGAATTATAATTGCGTTAATTTGGATAAACTAAACCATAATGAATATAATAATTTTACAATTAAATTAAATTTATATAAACTAGTGTTAGCATTCATAATAAATACTAATTATAGATTATATTTAGGAATAATTAGTAATAATTATAGCAATATTTTTAAACATATATATAAATTAGACTATAAATTATATAGTATAGCATGTTATAATAATAGTCGCTTTTTAGGCAATTTTATAGTTAATAATTCAAATTCAAGTGCTTTAGAAAAATCTGTGTCTGTGAATTTTAAAGTATATGCGTGTATTAGTCAAGACATATATAAGTTGTATGTATTAGATAATGCTAATAAAGAAGTATTTTACGATTATGCGTTAATTGATAGTTATAAAACTAGTGTTTTTATGAATGGTTTATTTAGAAGTATTAAGGAAAATAGTAATTTAGATTTATTAGAAGAAAGTGATAGTGAAGATGAGTTTGAAAATACTGATATAAGTAAATTTGTAAATTTGGAAAAATCACATATTATTGAATGTATATATAATAAAAAATTTAAGAAATGGATTCCAATTAATTTAGCAAATATTAATAATAATAATATTATTAATAATAGTAAAATTAATTTTATTATAAAAAAAAATAAAATATTTATTTAGTATATAAAAAGAATGTTGGAGACTTTACAAAACGAGATTGTTCAAGTTGGTGGTGAGACGAGTTTTGCGGAGTTTGCTATCGGTGGCAGACGCAGACGCAGACAGTCAAGAGGTGGTCGTCGCAGTCGTCGCCGCAGAATGTCTGGTGGCAGACGCAGACGCACACGCAGATATTAAATTTGTACTATGATTCTTGTCTATTTTATTTGATTTGATTTGATTTAATATAATCAAATCAAATATTATATTATATTATATTATAATATGTTCGGGGGATTTACATACAAAAATATGTTTAGTAAGAGCAGAACCAAGTCTAAAAGCAGCACTAAGAGAAAAGGTAAAAGTAAAACATTTAAAACAAAAAAGAGTAAGAGCAAACGTGGGTTATATAGTTTTTTATAAAGGATTTGTCTTAATAGCTTACTATTTACTATTAAAATGAATATACAAATAACAGACTTACATATGAAAATAATACTCCTAAAAATGCTATATTAGCACTTGAAACATAGTTTATTAAAACATTTGATACTGTTAATGTTGATACTAATATTAATGCGTCAACAACCAATATTTTTGCTCCATATTCTTTTGCATATTTTTTGAAGAACTCTAATATTTTACTGCTTTTTGTATTTATTGAATTTATAAAAAAACCAAAACTAGTATCGTGCACTATTCCTATAATAGCAACACATAGTAGTTGCAAGTAAAAATTAGGTGTTAGCAGTGTAGCTAAATAAGCTCCAATTATTACTGATGTTATGTCAATAGTATAAGCACCCAGTGTAAATTCATTATACCATTGTCTAATAGTTTTTCTAGTTAACGCAGTATAATAGATTAAAATTAATCCTATAGTCTCTACAATTATAGAACCAACCGCCAATGTTAATATAGTATGATTATTCATTTATATAAAAACAATATTAAAATTAGTAATTAGTGTTTCAAATTAAACAAATACCTGTAGTTTCAGTTGCACTAGCTTTTTTTCGACTATTTGGTATCAGCGTCTTCCAATATGCTGTTTGATTATTGTTATTTTCTGTTTCTGTTTCTGTTTCTGTTTCTATTTCTGTTTCTGTTTCTCTTTTGTTTTTGAGAGTCTTTAAATGCTTGATATAGTCGTAATATTTTTCATTATTTGAGCGAATAATTTTATAATTTTTTTCATTATAAAATGCGCGGCGTTTATTAAATTGATTTAAAAATACATCGTGATTATCTATTAAGTCAATTACAAGTGGACTAGCGTGTTTTTCTCTCAAAATTCGACCTACAGCTTGAATAATATCGGATTTTGGGCTTGCTAAAAATAGACTTGTTAATGATTTAATATCGAGCGCTTCGGCTGCCATACTATAGGTTGCCAATATGATTTGTTTTGATTCACTTTTTTTCAATTCTTCCATTTTCATTCCACCAATATAATAACCAACACATGCTATTTTTTTATGAGTTAATGAGTCAAACAAATAATTTAATAAATTTTTTGTTTGCGCTAATACTATAAATTGTTGATGCGGATTAATAAATAATTCGCTTTCTAATATATATATTATAAAATCGCTTCTGCGATTATAATTGGAAATTTTACTTACCATTGTTGAATATTTCACATTTCCTCTATAATCTCGTTCAACTTCATTATAGTCATCATCATTTTCAACAATATAATCAATTGCCTTGACCAATACATTATCTTGTGAGCTATTTTTAGGTGGCTTATAGCATATTTCTCCTAAATGCATTTTAAATAGTTTTGTTAGTCCATCTTTTCTATCCATAGTTGCGCTTAATCCAAGACCATATAGTGTATTACATTTTTTTAAGCAATTGCTAAACACCTCACTAGACATATGATGACAATTGCTCACAATAGGACCACACTTTATTTGTATAGTGTCACCTGTCACTATATTAGCTAATATATAATTATGATTATCGGCAACTTCAATATCATATACATCAATACTATCTTCGCTAAATATAAATTCTTGTTTTACCACTTCTAATAGAACCACTTCTTTTGAAGTACCGCTTTTGCTCAATACTTTTGACCCGCTATTTAATTTATGGGCTTCTACATAGTCATTTGGTGTTAATATTTTATGATTTAATGTACATTCAATAGTGCATTCAAAAGTGTTGCGTTCATTATTTAATGTTAATTTTACAAATTGATTGCTCTTTTTTTTCCAAGCATATGTGAGTGGTTTATATTCAAAAGTCTTTGATGTTCTATTATAACTGCGAATATTTAAGGCTCTGTTTTGTTTCCATAATTTATAGAGATTTGAAATTTTTACACAGCCTCCGCTAGTATAAATTAGCGTAGACCCTTTAAAGCATTCATCATATACACTTAGTCCAAAACTATCAAATAAGGTATCTGGATAAGTTTTCATACTTACTGACTGAATCATTGCTAATACAATGTCCTTATTTTCTATATCAACAATTGGACCTTGTATTAGTCCAATTTTGGCATTTGGTAAATATTGTGTTATTCTCTCTATCCATTGATCCTTTAGGAAAGACTTATGGACGAAAATAATTGTTTTTTTGCGTAATACTTCAATAATTTTGAGCCCTAAAACTGTTTTTCCAGCACCGGTCCATAATTCAATAAGGGCTGAGCCATTGCCTTTATTATTTGTAATATTCTTTGTAGTATCACTAACAAAATCAATAGCTTTTAAGTATTCATTTAACACTTTTAGCTGATAATCTCTCAAAGTCCCATTAAATTTAAGATTAATAGTAGCACCATATTGAATTTTTATAGTCTTTGGATAGCCAAACATATTTATTCCCCAATACCGTGGAACATATATTTTTTTTTCAGACTCTTGATATGCTGGAAAAGATTTGGTTTCTACTAATGAATTAATTAATACAGGCTTTAATGTTAATTCATCTTTAATAAAGTCAATAATTTTAGTAGTTAAACATACTTTATAAATAGAATAGCCTTTGTTTCCCAAATAGCTGTTTATTAAATTGTTTTTTTTTAAATTTTCAATTACATTAGCTAGTTCTAAATAAGTCTCTCTATTTTTGGGGCTTACTTTTTTAAAATTTAACATAATATTTAAATAGCAATTTAAATATTTTATTAATATTTTCAATTTTTAATAAAATAATAAAATAATATAATATTAATAATATAATATAATATAATGAATTTAGTAAATAATTTAAAAAATAAAGTGCTAGAACTCAAAAATATTAAAAGTTATGAATTAGTCTTTGTTATACTATTACTATTATATTTAATAAGTGATGTATATACACCCTATGATTTGGCGCCACATATAAATAATGCACATACTTATATATCTTTATTTGCCATTTTTATTTTGCTTTTACTAAATAGCAATCCATTAATTGCCTTATTCTTTGCTATTGTAGCCCTAATATTTCTACAACGTTCAGGCAAAGTAGATCATAGAGTTATGGCTCCAAGTAATGCAAATAAAACAGCTGCAATGGAAAATTTAAACAATCATTTAAGCATAAAAACACTTGAAGAGGAAATGGTGGGTAAAATTGATAGACAACCTGATAATATTATTAGTCAAAATTCATATCATCCTGTTATGTGTGATTCACACGATGCATCTTATGTAAATTAACGTTTTAAAGAGGGATTGTTTGTTCTTGTGCCATTATCTAATTGGTTTTTATCTATAACAGTCTTTGGATACTTAATAAATATCACAGTTCCGATTAAATAAGCAACTGCTAGAAAAATAATTCCAATAAATATTTGTAAACCTATATTCTGAAATATTTTATCTGGAGCAAGTAGGCTATTTGCTTCTCTTAATACGTCCTCTGAAGTGGAATCTGTAGTTATTGAATTGTTTTGCATGTCAATTGGAATGTTATTTTCATCAACAGGATTACATTTTATATATATATTGTCTTGTGGATTATTATATGTTTTTATAGTCCAATCAGCATTATTATATATTTTGGTCCATGTTTCAATATCTTCCTTGGTTTTACCAAGAACTTGTGATGTAAAATTAGGATTTTTTAATAATTGTTTTAATGATAAATCTCTACTAAATGTGGCTTGTGCTCCCAATTTAGCTTGATAACGCGCAGCTATAGACTGTCTACCATTATTAGTTATATTTTCTTGTTTTATACTTAATACAATTGGATCTGATTGACCTAATGCCCGCTCAGCAAAACTAATAAATTCTAGCCACTCATTATTATTTGCTGTTCTTATACTAGTACTTGGAGTTGTCATTATTTTTTTATACTTTTATTATAATAATATTATATATTTTTATTATAAAATTATTTTATATTTTAATTATAATATAATTTTATAATGGGAATATTAATAATAAGTGTTATCCCTAATGCATCTTCTGAATCAGAATCAGAAGATATAGATAGTGAAGCAAAGGATCTTGATAAAAATAAAAATGCTTTAAAACTTTTAACTTTTATATTATATTATGCCTATTATAATACATTTGAAGAGCCAATAAATGAACATTTATATAACCGCATACTTGATACGCCATCCGAACAAAGTTCTAAGTCATTTGCTGTTACTCTAGGAGAAATGTTGAAAGTTATTAATAAACAATCCGAAAGTGTAGAAGATACAAATTTAGATCAGGATCAAATAGATAAAAAACATAAAAATAGTCAACTTATAGCTACACTAGCAGATTTAATGGCAGAAAGCCTTGAAGGAAATTTATTTGAAGGTTTTGAAACCGGAAAATTAAAGAGAGCAAAAGACAATCTTATAGAAAAACTAGGTGTATTTGTAAGAGAAAATGTAGAACAAATAAATTCTAATATGGGATATGATGGTACTAAGACTAAAACATCAAAATATACTGAAGAAAGTAAATTATATAGATTGTTAAATCAACAAAAATATATGTATATTATGTTAGCATTAAAAACTATTAGCACTTATGTTGAAGCACATAATAATAATTTACTGTATAAATTAAGATTAGAAAGTGAAGAATTTAAAAAGGCTAAGGAACCGGCAAAACACTATGCTTTGCCATTATTATTCACACTTAATGACCGGAACGCCAATGCATCGAAAGATGCCCCACAACCTCGTACCCCCACCACCTCCTCCCTCACCAGTGCCGTTGGCACTGCCGCTGGCATTGCCGCTGTCTCCCCCTTCGCCGCCGCCGCCGTCGCTGCCTCCGCCGCCGTCGCCGCCGACGCCGCCAAGCGCAACATGTTCCCTAAGAGAGGCCTTGGCTTAGACGATGCCGACGCTGAGCTTGCCAAACTCCAGGCCGACGAAGCCGCCGCTAAGCTTGCCACCGCTAAGCTTGCCGCCGCCGCCGGTGACCTCCCTGTATTAGACACTCTTGAAGACCAATCTCACCCACACCGCCGACGAGTCCGCCGACGAGTCCGCCGACACGATCGAGACCTCACCAAGGATGAAGCCGCCGCCGCCTTCGCCCTCAACCCCGCCACCTCCGCCACCGCCACCTCCACCGCCCTCGTCCCCGACGCCACTGACGCCGCCACCTCCGCCGCCCTCGTCCCCGACGCCACTGACGCCGCCACCGCCGCCGCCCTCACCGCCGCCACCACCGCCGCCGCCGCCGCCCTCACCCCCGCCCCTGCCGCCGCCGCCGCCAAATTAACCAATGCTGCCGCCCACAAGTCTGCTCTCGCCACCCCAGCCCTCAACAAGCTCGCTTACCCCCTCGCTCAGCAGCAGCAGCACCCGCCACCTCAGCGGTCAACGCCGTCGCCACCAACCCCTCCGCCATCTGGGTCGCCTCCGCAGCCGCTGTTGCCGCAAACTAGCATATCCCCACCCATCACGACGGATAATTGCGATCCAAGAAACTGTTCTGATATCTTGTATCAACTAAGCAACCCATTATGCTGTCTAGGCAGAGGTAAAAAAAAACCACGGCCCGGCACCAATAACGCCGCCGCCGGGCTCGTCGACACCCCCGCCGCACCCCCCGCCGTCTCCACCGCCACCTTCCCCGCCGCCGCCGTCACCGCCGCTGCCTCCCGCGCCTTTGCCCAAGCTGCTACCGCCAAATTGGCTATTGATGATGCTAAACAGTCAGAATTAGCAAAACCAGAAAAGCTGTCGCGAGATATTGATGAATTTGACCGCCTTGAGGGTTGGGAAAAGAATAGTAGGGAACATATATCTAAAGATAGACCAGAAAGGTTAGTTAGGTTGCGCAAAGAGAGTAGTGGTATAGAACCAACAGAGGATGAAGTTGCTGCTACCGTTGCCGCGGCCGCTTCAGGTGTTGTGGTTGCTGCGGTAACAGACGGAATGACTCAATATATGCCAATTATAAGCAACATTCTAAATCAAAATAACTAGCACTATATAAGATAAGATAAGATATTATAAAGGGATGTATATTGCCGACGGTAAAGAGAACGCGTGCTTTGAAAATAGAGTTGGTCGCGGCAATGTAATATTTCAATGACTCAATCAGTAATAACATTTAGAGAGTGTTACAAAATTATATATATTTTTATTTTGTATTATATTAAAATTTTATTTAAATATAATAACATTAAAATATATATAATTATGTCCTCTACAAGAAATAAGAACAGTCAGCTAAATTATAATTTAGAAAAATCGGATAAAGAGAAAATTTTAAATGAAACATTTTATATACACTCATCAAGTGGAAGACCAACAAGCGATTGTATTCCAGCATTAGGATATATTCCAAGCCATATTTCAAGAGATGCTTTAGCAAATAATGCTATTGATATTGAGTCACAATTGCGAGGAATAGGTTCAACAAACTTAGAAAGTGTATGTGAAATAGTTGTTCCAAGCATTAGAAGTCTTGACTTTATAGAATTTTTTGATAGACCCCAATCTACTATTATGCCTTACCCGTTGGTATATAATAACTATCAAAGACCCAGCTTACACTAATACAAAAATTTATTATAATTTTAACTTATATAATAAATTTAAAAGAATTTTGCCAACTTTTTTCAAAATTTATTTTTTCTCAACTTTTTTCTATTTTAAAAATTGTGGAATTACCTAAAAATACAATATATAAATTTTATTAGCATTTATCATAACAAATTGAACTTTCACAAAATGGCTGCATAATTTCCAAAAAATATTTTCAGAATTTTTTTGAAAAATGGACATTTTTGTATGTCCTATTTTACAATGATTTGCCTTTTATAGTCTAAAAAAAGTCATTTTTTGGTTTTAGACCATAAAGGTTTAAAAATTTTAATACCAAAAAAAATGTGTTACCATAAATTTTTTAGAATTATTATAAAAATAATTTAGGAACTTTTTTTGTAAGTATTTTATACTTACAAATGTTTCCAAAAAAGTTCCAAAAAAGTTCCAAAAATTATTGCTGTATTATTTGTGACTATAATACGAGTCGAGGCAGTCAATACGAACGACATTTATTGACACGCAAACACGAAATACTTACACAATCGCATAATTTTGACAAAAAAGGTTCCAAATTAGTCTTTACTTGTGAATGCGGTAAAAATTATAAATATAGACAAAGTTTATATACACATAAAAAGAACTGCGTTTTTGTAACATCGTCTAATAGTACAGATTTAAGTTCAAATAATAGTTCAAATGTATTGAATTTAAGTAATGAACTAATATTTGAAGTAGTAAAGAAGCAGCAAGATCAAATTATAGAATTAACAAATACAATTAAAGAGCTAATACCCAAATTGGGTAATACAACAATAACAACAAACAATCATAAGTTTAACATTCAAGTATTTTTAAATGAAAAATGCAAAGATGCTATAAATATGCGTGATTTTATTCGGTCTATTGAAGTGAGTTTTCTTCAATTAGATTATACAAAGCAAAATGGATTAGTAAATGGACTAAGCAATGTAATAATAGAAAATATGAATAAACTTGATTTATATCAGCGACCAATACATTGCACTGATATAAAGCGGGAAATATTATATATAAAAGAAAATAACGAGTGGGAAAAAGATGTAAATAAAGATAAAATAAAAAATGTAATAAAAGAAGTGTCAACAAAGCAATTTTCCGCATTATGTAATTGGACAAAAGAAAATCCTGATTTTCAAAATAATGAGTCAAAGCAAAATTATTATACACATACATTAGTAGCAATCGCAAATAATAAAGAACATAATGAAGAAAAAATAATCAAAAAATTATGTTCTAATAGCTATGTAAAAGACTAATATTTATTTAGCGTTTATAACCTTATAAACCTCGTCAAAATATTTTTTGTCAATAATTAAATCGGTTGTTTGCGTTTTAGTTATAATATATTTAGATAAACATTTATGAAAAATATCAAAATAATCATAACTAAATAATAATTGAAACAATGCTAGTTCGTTTTCAATGAAAAAAGCCAATGAACTAGTTTTGTATTTTTCTTTTAACGCTAGCAGTAAGCTAACAACTTCATTATTATCCTTTAAAAAGAAATATAGTGCTTCAATGTTTTTTGTAATTATAAAATCATCATAACTTTTCATATTTAAAGCTTGTAATAGTTGTGTTTGATAACACAAATTAGCGCAATCATTTTCTTCATTTTCTAATAATTTATATGTGCATAAAAAGTCACACTTATAATTCATATTTTTTAGATTATCAAAAAAACTAGTGTTGCCATTGTTTGTCATTTTATAGTATAAAATAAGAACACTTATTTAAATTATTATTATTTATTTAAGTGTATTATTTAACATTATTTCTTTAATATTTAACATTTACTATTTTCTATTTAATATATAAATGCCTTTTCCGCGATTTAATCGACGCACACAAGTTGTTCCTGTTAGTCTAGGACCGGCAAGAGCAAATCAGGCTTATGAAGATAGTCTTATAGAACAGGCAATTGCTACACGTGAGGCAGCAAGGCAACAAAACGAATTAGAAGCACAACGATTAGCAATAATACAATCACGAGCAAGTCAATATGCCCAAACACGAGCGCAAGCAGAAGCACAAGCAGCACAAGAAGCCGCAACACAAGCAGTTCAAGCAGCCACAACGCAAGCAGCAACAGCACAAGCACAAGCCTCAGAGACCGATGCGCTTTCTTTTAGAGAGGGAGCACTAATACGACCTGAGATGAACCAATTACGAAGAGAAGTGCAAGCACAATTGCCAAATATAAACTTTAGTGCATCACCCCCAGCACCACGTCGATTACGACGTCGTAATGTAGTTGTTCTCGACCATGACGAATTTGGACCAATACTTCCAACTCGTCAATTGGAAGGACAAGAAATACATCCAGGACACACAGGAGACCATGAAGCAGACTATGCATTTTGGGCTAATCAAGTTAATGTAGAGGAACGAAGAATAGCTGCTCTGCATAGTACTTATCCAATATTGGAAAATTATGCTAATGTTCGTGTTGATAATCTGAGAACAAGACTTGAACAAGACGGTATACCAGAAGAAGTAATTAGCGCGGAACTAGAAGCGCGTTATAATATTATTGAAGCAAGGAGTGACCTAAGAACATATAGAAACGTTCTAGCTAGAAATAGTTCTAGTTCTACTTCTAATGTAACTCAACAACCAGCTCCAGCTCCAGCTAGAACATATGGTCAAACACTTGCTGAAAGGAATCAGGCTCAATTTAGGAATCAGGATCAATTACGAACTGCTAGCATGAATGCTGTTCCAGAGGCTAAAATAAGAGAAAGAAGACAAAGACTTTATGCGTTACATGAAATATACAATGAAGTTCGTAGACTACAAGGGCAAGAAGAAGAAGAAATTCCTGAGGAATTGTTATGTCCTCTTACTTCTGAATTTATGGTGGACCCTGTTAGCGAGGCATTTGCTGAACATAAAAATACATATGAGCGATCAAATATATTAAAAGCAATTTCAATGCAAGACCAGCGTTCACAACCATTAGACCCTTTTACAAGAGTTCCTATATATCCTTGTGTATTACTTCCTGATAAAGAACGTAAAGCAAAACTTGCCAAGTATGAGGAAAAAATGTACAGATATATTAACGATTATGAATCTAGACTTTGGGTTGAAGGTGTTAGACCACCACAGTATAAAGCTAGACTTTGGGTTGAAGGTGTTCAACCACAACGGTCTAATTTGGCCAGTGGAATAAAATTCAGAAAACTAAGAAAGCTAAGACAGTCTGTAAAAAAGAGAAAGTCTAAACAAGCAAAGCAAACAAAACAAGCAAAACAAACAAAACATGCAAATAGAAGACACGCTAAACTAAGCAAAAAGTATAAAAAACAATATACTAAGCGTGTTCATTAATTTAATCCTTATTTCTTTTTCTTCTTTCTTTTTTCTTCTTCTTTCTTTCTTTAAATTAATATTACTTATTTAGTAAGTAATATTAATAATTTTTTCATTTTCGTTTTTCTTTTTCTTTTTTTTAAAATTTCTATTTTTTTGTATCTTGACTACGAGCAAATTCGCGTGCGCTCATTCCACCACGCTGCCATCCTTTTAGTGCGTCATCTTCTATAACATATGCGCTATTGTTTAGTGTTTGCTTTACATTATCAAGCAATGGATAATTCGCATTATCATTAAAGCATTGCTCCATAGTATTGTTAATAGTCTTTTTATTAAGGTCATTTTGTCCTGTTTTTAATTGAAATTCGGTCTCAATATCGCCTAAACCTTTACCTAAATATGGAACAGTTAAAAAAGGACGTGGATTTAAAGTTAGTTTACAAGCAGGTCGACTAATGTGTGTATATTTTAACTCGTTATTTGCCTCAATAGCGCATCCTTTAATACCACCTTCGTGCGAACCATTATAAAATACATTTGGCTGGTTTAAGGCAAAATCTTGCGCTTTTGACATAGGACAAGCTGGATAGTAATTTTCTAAATTATAGTTGGCATTATTAATGTTTTGAATATTTCGCTGGTCTATTGCTGGATTATCATTACCAATTCTTGACATTGCATCAAATGAATATGGATAAGCAGTACTAGTCATTATATATTAATTTAATATATTAAATTAATATAATATTTTTATTAAATAAAAGTAAAAATAAGAAATAAGAAATAAGAAATAAGAAATAAGAAATAAGAAATAAGAAATAAGAAATAAAATTAAGAAATAATAAATAAATTATTATAACATAACGTGTCTAGGAATATTTCTAGAACACATTTCAACATCTCCATCTCTACAAGATGCCATATTTCCATAACAAAACTTCGCAAATTCAGCTTGGTTGTTTGGAATTTTGGTATTTGCTGTTGTATAAAATTGTCGCATCGATTGTTCAAAATCAAAGTTGTTACTGTCAAATTCATTTTCTCCACTATTAAATAATTTTTTCCTAATATTTTGTGAATTATCAAAATTACTTAAAATAAATTTTTTTGTTTCTTCATTAATCTTATCAACAACAGGTTTTTTATATGATGGTGCTGATGCCAGTCTATTAGGATTGTCTTGAATTTCGGGTAATAATATATTCATAGTTGGATTTACTAGTGTTGGATTAGTAAAATTATGTTTTACTTTATTATAGGCATCGCTATTAGAAAATGTTTCTCTCATTTTATTGCTAACATTTCGTTTTTTCATTATATTATATAAAAAAATTAGTATACCTATAGCAATTATTCCACTAATTAATATATTTGTATTATTTAGAAATACAAACCCTAGCACTGTTAACAATAGTATTACTCGTGTTATAGCATTTATTTTTTGTTCTTGACTCATATTTTCTTTTGGATACAATTCTGTTATTGAATTGCTACTAAATAATAATGCTGGATTTTCATACCAAATAGTGGTGCTAACATAATCATTAGCATGTTTTCTATATTTTCTCTCTTCTTCTGTTTCTGTTTCTGTTTCTGTTTCTTTTTCATTATCTTTTAGTTGACCATCATTTTTTGATATAATTGGTTCTATAGTATTATAAGTCATATTATATTATATTAATGTTATAATTATTTTACTATATTAATTTTATATTTACTTTTTCTATTTACTTTTTTCTATTTACTTTTTTCTATTTACTTTTTTCTATTTACTTTTTTCTTATTATTTTCTCTTCGCCTAGAGTTTTCTTCATTTGCTCTTGGAGTAGACTGATTAGAATGGTTTGCTTGATTTTTAAGTAGTGAATCAATAAAACTTGTATTATTATCCATATCTTTCATTAGCGAAGAGAGATTAGCGGTTAAATCGTCTAACTTTACATTATGTGAAGCCGTTTTTGAGTCAGCATTCTTTGATTCGGCATTTTGGCTAGTGCTATATGTTGGTTTTGGAACACCTGTTTCCGCTTTTTTCTTCATACGTTCTCTCATTTTAGACATTTTTACATTTTGTTCCATCATATTTTGGAAAGCATTTGGATTGATTTTGCCACCTTTTGGCATCATTTTATCTAGATTCATAGACTTTAAAATGTCGCTAAAATTATCCATTCCTGGCATATTTTTCATATTCTTAAATATGCTAGCAGCCTCTTCTAAAAGCTCGCTTTCTTTTAATGACCCATCCTTCATTTTGCTAGAAATCTTATTATTAATATTGTTAATAAGACCTAATAATTTAGAAGGGTCTTTCATAAATCCTTTTAATACATCATTAACATCATTAATATTGCCTATAGCTTCCATATCAATATCTTTTGTTGTTTCTTCGGCTATTTCTTTTGCTAAAGATCCTATTTTTCCATTTATTAATTTATTAATGTGTGAAAACAATTCATCTTTATCTGGAATAGCATAATCATTATTTGTTTCTGTTTGTTCTTTAGTGCTCGCATTTGCAGTATTAAAATTAGATGATAAATCATTTAGCATTTCATCAAATAATCCACTCATATTACCCATATTACCCATATTATTAATAGAAATGTCAAACATTTTGGTTAAATCTATGTTAGGAAACATAGGTGTTTTTTTGTGTTCTTTATTTGTATCTTCATCTTCATCATCATCTTCATCTTCATCGTCATCTTCTTTTTCATCATCACCGTCGCTAGCATCTTTGTTAGTATGTCCTTCTTTGCCTTCTTTGCCTTCTTTGCCTTCTTTGCCTTCTTTCTTTTCTTTAAATGAAAACATTTTAGATAGTTCGTCAATAGTGCTTTCTAATTTAGATGAAAATTTGTTACTGTCAATAATTTTAAGTAATTCTAATGAATTACCAAAAAAAGACACATCATCAATTGAGGTAATAATATTAAATAAAATTACTTGTAAATACTTCCATAATGTTTGTTTGGTTTTACTGCTTGTATCATCATAATATAACTCGGCAAAATCAATATCTGGTAAAAAAACCGTATTAATTAATATGTCACCTGTTTGTGCTTTAGACTTATTTAAAAATATGTCTTCATTTTGATATAAAATATCAATACTTCTTAGGGCAAATGTTCCTTTACAATATTCATATATAGTATTAAGAGAGTTAAAGAACTCTGGAGCAACAGTGCTTAAATCAATAGAGTTAACATATTCATCAACATTAATGTCATCGCTATAGTTCGGTAGTTTATAATTAATAATAGTTTGATAGTCGCAATTATTTGCTATTTTGGCGCTAGTTTTGTCACCAAAACTAGTATATAAATCCTTTATTAAGTCTTTAATAATTTTATAAAAATTAAGTAATGTAATTGCTTCATTAGTACTAATAGTAGTCATTATTAGTAAATGTACTATTATAACTTTAAATAAAAAATTAGTTATTAATTATAACGTTTAAATTGTTAATTGAAAATTTAAAACAAACAAAATAATATAAACCTTTGAATCTAATTAGTTATTACTAATTACTAATTAGGAATAAAGAGTATATAAAAAAATTGATAGAACTATTTATTTAATTGAATAATTAATATAAATTGAATAGCTAATATAAATATGAGTAATAATCTAGAACAAAATCTAAATACTAATAGTGAATTAGATAAGTGGTTGAAATTTCAGTTAATATGTAAACCCGAACAATCTGGAAAAACATTCATTATGATAAAGCAAATAATAGAAGATTTTACTAATGAAACTAGTATTAAACCAATAATCAATTGGATTTTCTGTGACAATAATCTTTTGCTAACTAAACAAACCAGTATTCGTATACAGGATGATTTGAAAGAATATGTATATGATAAAATGTCATACATAGAGTTTTCATCACACAGTAGTGCGCAAGCTCGTGATCATGCGGGTGTTTTTATGGCAATTGTAGGTAAGGGTATTAGCAATATTGTTTGTTGTTCAAATAGCAAGCGCATGGATGATGTGTATGAATTAATTGACATTATTAATTCAAGTGACTGTACTTGCGACAAATATATGTTTCGCATATGGTTAGATGAAGCAGATAAATTTATTAGTTTTATTGATAATACATTGTATCCCATTGTAAATAAACATACTAATGTGACGGTTCATTTAATTACAGCAACACCTGGACCATTATTTCAAAAATATAAATATATAAATGTATTTCCTATTGAACTTACAACATCGGAGCATTATCATGGATGGAAAGATAATAAGATTACTATTGTAGAAAAAGAAGGAAATCATTTAGACTATATAGAAGATGTATTAAGTGATGTTGCTTTTAATGAAATTAAACCAGGAACAATATGGTTTATACCAGGTTCAAATATTAAGAAAAGTCATAATATTATTAGAAGTCTATGTATTGCCAAGAATATGGCTGTTATTTGTGTAAATAGTGATGGTATAGTAATATCACTTCCATATACATTAGAAACATTTACATATAATAAAGATGATAATTTCAATGAAAAAATGATTAGTTTGTATAAAAATCATAATCTTAACCGCTATGCGTTAGCAATAACAGGATATATATGTATTGGTAGAGGTATTACAATAATGTCAAATGAGTTTATGATAGACTACGCTATTTTGTCGCAATGTTCCGACCAATATGAAGCATCACAAATAGCTGGACGAATTAAAGGAAATATTAAAGGATTTAGCAATTATAAACCGCCAGTTGTGTTTACAACACAACACTTTAATAAAATAGCAACAGATTTAGAAGAAAAATCAAGAGCGTTAGCCAGTCTAGCATTTGAGAAGCATCAACATGGCGAACCTACAATTATAGATAAATCAGAGTATAAAACATGTGATAAATCATACGAATATATTCTTGTAGAGCACTTATTTGATTCTTTTGCCGCAGCAAAAAAATATCTTGAAACAAAATCAAGAGAGATGAATACAAAAGTAAAGGATAGTAAAAAAAGTGTAATTCATAAGCTAGAACCGTCGGGTCATTATGTTACATCTAAAATATTACGAGCAGGATGTAGTGTATTAGATTTGAATATTGACGACATTATTACGTATGAAAAAGCTAAAACAATCTCAAAAAGTACATCGATTTCTTCAACTGGTAAGGGAAGCAAATATTTAATTTTACCACTCTATGAAAATAGTAGTTCACATCCTGAGAGTGTTAAATATCAAGTTAGATATATAAGATTTCACAGCTAATAAGGTATGACAGTCGAAGATGAGTTAATTAAAAAATTTTTTTTTGTTTATAACAAACAAATTTTTATATACTATAATAATTAAGAACACTAGCAAACGACAACCATAATAAGAGAGGCACTAATAAAATAGAGGATTTTCTAACATACTTGTATAATATTAAAAATAATGTAAATAATAATGTGGTTATAATATAAATAAAAGCATAAAATTTACTATTATTCCATACTATAGACCACGTTGAGAGAAGAAGGGTCAAAATAGTATAATAAAACACTAAAGTAGGCCTTATATACCACGAATATCCAATTAATAATAACAAAATCGGCCAAACTATCATAAAAACATAGGGTGGGGGTCTAAACCATACTTCCTTTCCACTATCTTTAGATATTGGGTAAAAATACGCAACGCTATTTACAGAAATGAGGGGAATAAATAAATATATGCGTTTATCCATTATATAATAGTGCTATATTAACTAAATATAATTTAGATTTATTATATTTAGATTTATTATTTAGATTTATTATTTAGATTTATTATTTAGATTTATTATATTTATTTATATAAATGAGTATTTCAAAACGAAAAAATAGAAAAAATATAACAAATTTGCAAAGAAGTAAAAAAGGAGGAGAGAAAATATACCCTTCTAACCAAAAAGTGTATTATCAAAAGACTAAACCTAGAACAAGAAATGTTATACCAGAATTTAATAAAGCTGAGGTTCCGCCTTCATCCAATACTAATACCGCTATTGGAGTGGATGATACTATGCCAAAATCCGCACAGGTAAACACGGGGCAAGAGCATATTGTAGTAATTCTATGTAAGTTGTCTGGCGATGTTCCTGCTAAGGCTAATGAACTTTCAACAACTTATGACCAAGCACCTATATATTTTGGTTGGTGTCCATTTAATGTGCAAAGTGATAACCCATATGATTTAATAAAAGAATATGATATTGAAGATCCTGAAAATTTTAAACATATTAAAAAGACTGAAGATATTAAAAAAGCAAAAGAGATTCAAAGATTAAAAAATATTGCCGCATTAAAAAATATTGAAACATTAAAAAAATGGGGAAATGTTGATCACACTGATTTTGAACAAAGTGTGATTCTTGAAAGATGGTTAGGAGTTACAACAGATCCACACAATTCTACTGCATTTATTAACTTTTTGCACAATATACCAGATGTAACTTGGCCCACATTTAAGCTTCCTAAAAAAATAGTACCCCCTTATAAAAGTAAACAAAATAATAAGATAAGCGATTTTTATATGAAAAGAATAGCTTACTTATTAAATTTTGATATAACACAGGGCACTGATTATTTTACAACATTTTTAAAGCGGTTTGTAAGTACAGTCAATGACACTGAAGATGTACCGATATTTGAGTCATTTAGTGTAATGAAAACTAAAATGGATGAAGTAACAGATCCTGATCCAGAAAAGCAAACTGAGGCTAAAAAGAAAGTTCTTGATAATTGGGCATTGAGTAACGGAAGTAAGGTATTTAAAATAAATTTTGATGGCTTAGATGCAACTGCTATGAAAGAAGAGGTTTTTAAGCTATTAAAAAATATTAACACAAAATCTGGTAAATCTGTAAAAGCAGATTCCATAGAACAAACTGATATAGAGGCAGTTTATGGAAACGTATATAAGGTTTTGCCAATTACAGAGATGTTTTGTGGCGCTTTGACACTATCATATCGCATAGATAACTTTTTTAAACAATGGATAGATGAAATTCCCGAGGAACCCCCACTTGTGACAACAGATGGTTGTGCTGCTATGGCTATCGTGGCAATAGACATACTTCAAAAATATCCAACAAATAATGAAACTCAAAAAAACTATATGCTTGAAATGGCTAGTTATGATAGTTGTGGAGTGCGTGAATGGTCGGTAAAACTATTAAAACCACTTTTTAGTGACAATATGACACAAAAAAGCAGTAAATGTGTTCATGTTATAGTAGATATGGAAGCTGATGATTTATTTGCATTACGAATTTTAGCTCACTTTTATAGTAAAGTAGTAGTATATATTGCATCAAATACAGAAGGTGATAATGCATTATTTAATCTAGCAAAAGCATACTTAGAAACAAATATGCCAAGTCATATTACTATACATCTAGATCCTGTAGTTTGTCATAGTTTTTCACCAAATCCCAAAGCAATGGTTGCGCATTATAAGCATTTATACGAAGAAACGAATACAACAATGGAAGATATTATTAGACATATTGCTCCAGAAAGTTCATTTATACCAAAAATAGAACAACCTTCTTTGGTTGCGAGGGCAGTGGGCTCGGTGGAGGGAAAGGTGGTGAACGGCAGGATTGCGCCCGCGCCAGTCTTCACCCCGTCCTCGGCGTCACAGGCTCCGTCGGCGGCGGCGGATGTGGCGAATAAGGGCAATGCAGGGTTAACACAGAGTACAGCAATAGTAGACGACTATGAGTTAACGGGGGAGAGTGATATGGCGAAGAGGGATGCGGATGCGGCTGCATATAAACCCGGTTTGAGGGAGGCGGCGATAAATGCGTGGCAAAGCCTAACGGGCAGTGCAAAGGCGAAACAGAAAGATGCATCTAATGATGAAGATAGACAAGGAGGTTCAAAACGCAAAAAAAGTAGAAGAAACTCAACAAAACGAAGAAACTTAACAAGACGAAGAAAATTAAGTAAACGAAGAAAATCAAGTAAACGAAGAAACTCAAGAAAACGAAGAAAATCAAGAAACTAAAATTACTTTTATAATATAATTTTTATATTTATAAAAACAAAAATTATATTTAGTAATATATATAATGGCCTATACAAACAAAAAAAGTGCTAAAAGAAAACATAGAAGACGTAGTAAAAAAGGCGGAGTTGTTACACTTGTAGTTAATCCAGTTAATTCACAAGCTACTAGAAAGAAGAAGTCGCCTAATAAAGAACTTGATGAAGCGGCGGTTTTTCAGGGTGTTGCCGATGATTATACACGAAGAGCTTTGGATAATGCGCTTTCTATTTTTTCACGTGAACAACAAAGACAAGCACAAGCACAAGCACCACCTATAAATGTAACTATTCATAGCACATCTAGAGTTAAGAGACAAGGTCCAACTCCTGGCCAACTTAAAAAGGCAGAACAAAAAGCATTAGCTAAGCAACTAAAGGAAGAAGAAAAGGCGCAAAAGAAAATAAAAAAAGAACAAGAAAAGGCGCAAAAGAAAATAAAAAAAGAGGAAGAGCAGGCAGCAAAAGAAGTTACTCGCGCAGGTGTAGATCAAGCATTTTCTAGAATGTTTGGTGAGAAGTACAAAGCAAGTGGCCCAAAACTAAGAAAAAGAAGTTAAAGAAGTTAAAGAAAACAATTACTAAAATAACTTAAAAAGAAGCAATCTAATTAATGGAGTTGCGTTGTTGCTCTAAATTTTTGATATTTACTTCGCCTACTTTATCAGGAACATAATCATCAGGCGGGGTTTCTATACTATCAGAATGTTCTATAGTAGCATAACTATATAATTGTCTTAGTCCACCGCTTCCTTTGGCAGATAATTCATCACTATTTTGGTCTAAAAAACTATAATTGTCGGACACAACACCACACGACATTCCATCAAATTTAAATGCGCTTGGTTCTCCATTGTAATTAGTAGCTTTTTGTGTAACTGCTTGTTCCACCGGTTTCAAATGCTCAGTAATATCATTTCCATATAGCACTTTATAATTTTGATTAATTATCATTAATGCCGGAACAGCGCTAACAGTATGTGGAAGTAATATTTCTTGATTATTTTCTAAAACAACATATGTAGCATTGTTTTTCTTTATGCGCTTATCAATACATATATAATGTATAGTATTTTTTAGTCCAGACTTTGATAAAAGTGTCAATAATTTTTTACAATTGTCGCAATAATTACTATAATATAATATTGAACCCATGTTGTTTATATTACTTTTAGTAATATTTTTTAATATTATTTTTAACTAAATACTTTAACTAAATAGTTAAAAATAAATATATTATAATTAAAAATTGAAAATATAAAGTCAAATTATAATTATACTATATAATAATGTCGTTTAAAGCAAGAATAACAGATGTTGATGAAAAAAACGACACATTAACATTTACACTTAGTAATGTTAATGTTAGTTATGCTAATGGATTACGCAGAATTATTTTATCAGAAATTCCAACTCTTGTTATAGAAAGTTATCCATATGAAAAAAACAATGTGTCAATATACATTAATAAATCACGCTTAAATAACGAATTGCTTAAACAGCGTTTAAGCAGTATTCCAATCCATATTGAAAGCCCATATGAATTTCCACTTGATGAATATATTTTAGAAATTAATAAGGCAAATGCTACTAATACTATTATTTATGTTACGAGTGAAGACTTCAAGATTAAAAATATTAAAACAAATAAATACTTAACACAAGCGGAAGTAGGCAAAATCTTCCCCCCCGATCCAATTAGTGGTGACTTTATAGAACTAATACGCCTTAGACCACAAATTGCGTCAAATATGGATAAAGAGCAGCTACATTTAGAAGCAAAATTTAGCATTAGTAATGCCAAAAATGACGGTATGTTTAATGTTGTAAGCACTTGTAGTTATGGAAATACAGTAGATTTGGTAAAAATCAAAGACGCTTGGGAAGTAAAATCGGCCGAGTTAGCTAAAAGCTATAGCAAAGAAGACATAGAAACAATTAAGAAAGATTGGTTAATTTTGGATTCAAAGCGCATCTTTATAGAAGACAGCTTTGATTTTATTATAGAAACATTAGGAGTATATAATAATTTTAAGATTGTTGAATTGGCGGCGTCTATTTTAATTAAAAAACTATATAGCTCATTGGAAAAAATCAAAATAAATAACGATTTTATTAGTCTTTCTGAAGACACTATGGAAAATTGTTATACTATTACACTCGAAAACGAGGACTACACGATTGGTAAAATTTTGGAATATAATTTTTATAGTAAATACTTTCTAAAATCAAAGAGTTTGAATTATGTGAGTTTTCTAAAAAAACATCCACACGATACATTTAGTATTATTAAATGTTCTTATAAAACACAAATTACTAAAGAAGATATTTTATTGAACCTCGAAGACTGTGTAAATGATGCTATTTTAGTAATCAATTCTATTAAAGAATATTTTGCTTCAAAGTAAATAACAGGTTTTATAAAATAGTATATAAACAGTATATAAATAGTATATATATATTAAAAAGTATATAAACAGTAAAATCTATACTATATATATGGTCCTTTTTTACACTATTGCAGTAACCAAAAACAAAACAACAATTTATATGAAAGTTCCTTATGATTGTTTATCACAAAAGCAAAAAATGCATAGAGGCATTGTTAAACCCCCTAATAAACCTAATGTGTTAGTAAAAAAAGAGGATGTTGAAATTCCTTAGAAATAGCTCTTATTTATTATTTAATAAATTTATATATACTATATAATATTTTGTATAGTATATATATGGTACTTAAAGGCGGGGTACTTCAATTTACCAGTCAAGATGAAACAATACAAAAAGAAGCATTACTAGCTATATTAAATCATCAAGAAACAAAAATCTCTAAAATCCATGAGGATTCTAGAGATGGAATTGTATTTGTATTTAAAATAACATTTGATAGCAATTTTCAACACTACTTTAGACCAAGTAGTTTAATAAAAGTAGAACCATCATCTACTAAAGTAATAATACTGAAGTTTTTTGTATATACATGTAAACAACTTGACACAGGTACATATGGCTATGATATGGATCAATATACCAGAGAGATTAATATAGCTAAAGAACTTGGAGCACAAGCAAATGATGACCCAATATGTCCAAGTTTTTTATATGAGGAGTCAATAACACAATTTGGAAGTGTGGAACATGATAGCAATTCACTATTCTCATTGCTTAAAAGTAATTTAGAAGATGAAGAGGCAGAGAAAGGGGTAGGTACTTTATATGAGGATATAGAATCTTATACTCTAGAAGCCTTCAATCGTGATTATGTAAGACTAACGCAAAATGCAAAAATAGAATCATTATCTTCATTGAGAGGAAGACTTCTTTTTATGGAATTTTTTGATTGTTGCACATTACGAGATTTTTGTGACAAAGACAAAATACACTATAGCAGTGCTACTAGTTCACACTTAACAAGTATAAATGGACGTGATTTACAGGAGGTTAGTACTAGACACCTCGAAAATACACTATTTGGATTGAGTAAAAAATCTTTTATGACATTAGTTATTCATTTGTTGACACTGCAATTGTTTGATTTGCGCTGTATTCATGGGGATTTACATCCTAACAATGTTTTTATTTTTGTTGAAAATGAAGACATTAAACTTAAGATAATAGATTTTGGTCGGTCAAAATATTGGGCTACTGAAGCCGAAATGGAAGCAGAATTAAAACTTGATACAGATATACCTCGTGCAACAACTAATAAATTGTTACTAGAGTTATATGATAGAGTTAAAACAACAGCAACAGAAACAAATATTTATACTACTATTAAGAGACACATACAAGACAAAAATTACTTGAATGCGGTATGTATTATTGGTATGTGTAGAGTATTAACCAAATACAAATCACCATTTCATTTTTATCTTAATAAACCAATAGGCAGCCCTTATTCTAATATGTATGAACTAATTCCGCCCGAGGAATTAGTTGCTTATAAAACAATAATTACTAGAGTATTATATACCCCAACAAGTGAAGGTGGTGGTTCCATTTATAAAAATAGAATTAATAAATTTATAGCAAGTAAGCAAATAAATAATAAAAGTAAAAAAAGTAAAAAAAGAAAAAATAAAACTATAAACAGAAAAAAAAGTAGAAAAATAACAAGGAAAAAGCTACAAAATAGAAGACAAAAGTAGTATTACAGTTATATGATTAAACATTAGTGCTATACTTGACTATAAGCAGGCAAGTCCTTGTTCTCATCTTCATCTACATATATGTCTATTTTTGCATCATTATTTTTTACATCGTCCATATCTTTTAAAAATGGACTATTGTTACTATTATTGATACTATTAATTGATTCATTATTAATTTTTTTCTTTAAAAAGCTACAAAAGTTTCCCATATTACTATAGTCTATTATATTATTTTTAAATAATTTATGAAAATAATATAAAAAAATGTAAAAAAAATGTAAAAATGTTATAACGTAATAATATTTCTAATAATCCATAGTGTCACATTCACATTCTTCGCCTTCTTCGCCTTCTTCACATTCACATTCTTCAACATTCGAAGCACTAGTCATTTGCGATGACGGACATACATTCATGCTAGTAACAGAAGTGTCGACACAACCATTCCCTAAGGAGCATGTATCATTAGACTCTGCTGTTTTGTGATTCTTAAAATTACAAAGAAACATTTGCTGAGAAGGCGGAAGACTATTTACATAACTAATCACAAACTTTTTATCAACAATTTTCTTTTCCTGTTTAAGTTCATTTTTATATTTTTCATGAAGTTTATACATATGTGTTTTATATTCAAAATCATATTCTTTTAATGGTTTTTCTTTACGAATAAAACAACTAACATAATTCATAAATAAGTTGCTTGTATAATAGTAAAGCGCAAGTTTAAATTTGTTAAAAATCAATGTATGTTCTGGATAATATTGTAGAAATTCTTTTACTTTATTTTGCTGCTTTAGCGTTAAATAATTAAACTGTAGTTTCGGCTGGTTACCTCTAAGCTTCCTAACTTCTTCATAACTTACATTCCTAATTTTGCTCCGACTTCCATCTTTGCTATACAAAAAGCACCCAACACAATGATATGATACATTATTAGACTCATAAAAGTCCTTAATTTCTTGAAAATTAGAAACCGGATATTTTGCCGCCAATTTAACAGTGCTATTTAGAAAAATATATGGCGGAACATTAATTAATGACTGAATATCAATTTCATGCACAATAACATGATTTAGATTATCAACACTTAGCACATTATTAATTGGATGAGTAATTTCATATATTTTAACTAAATAAATAGTTGGAGCACTAATTGTCGTAACAATACGATTAAATGGATGTTGTAATACAAAACTATATACATATTTTTTATCTAAACAATTTAGGTCAAAATTATTACTATTACACGCCTCAAAAAACATAGAGCGAAATGTAAGATTATAATAGTCTTTAAAATAATTGTTATTATCAAAATATTTATAGTTTTTAACATCATTAAAAAACACAATATTTGCGCCTACACTTGACCGCGTAGCAATTTCCCAAGTCTCCTTAATAGTATCATAAAAAACATTAATCATTGTTCCGTCAATGTAATCTTCTAACCAACTACTTTCTGTGCTGTATTTATTTACAAAATATGAATAATCAACTGATTTTTCGGGCGCAAAGCATACAACTTTATTATTTCTAATAATGACCGAACGAAATTTAGAAATAGTATTGTATTTATTATAATCACTAATTATATTTAGTTCTTTTAGCTTTGCCTTGTTATATCTAATAATTTTATATTCATTGTTATTAAATGTGTATTTTTTAATAGTAAAATAATTGTCTTCATTGGCCAAAGCATGTGTAACATTAAGATTAATAGAATTTACAATGTTTACCATATAATAATGGTAATACTATTATTAGTGATTTAAGCTTTAAACCATTTAAATAATCATTTTAAATAGTGTAAATAATCATTTTAAACCATGTAAATAACAAACATATTTAATTATTCAATTATAAAAATTCAATTATAAAAATTCAATTATAAATATTATATTATAAATATAATATTATGAGTGCTATTAAAAGTCAAATGTCTAACCCAGAACTTTCTCAAACAGTAAGTTCTGTAAATCTTCAATTGGGGGACATTATTAAATTAGATGCCCCAACAAACAGTGGTCTTCACGATAAAGTTTATTTTATTAAATTTATAAATAAATCAAAAGTAGTATTAGTAAACTCGGATGGCACGCTTACTTTAACTCTCTCACAATTAGGAAAATTAGAAGAAGAGTCAATAGCAAACATAATTATACTAAGCAGAGTTAGTAGCCCAAGTTTTATAGTGCAAAATAATCTAGCAGTAAAAAAATATATTTCCATTTATTTTGGAGAACCATTACCATCTGTAATAAATGGTTTTATAAGCAACATAGAAAATGATATGATTGAAGTTACAATATTACCCGATAATACTATAATATATATAGATTTTGCCTATTCTGGTATACCCGAAGATTTAAATATTGACAAAATTATTGTGCGAGATAAAGTAGATGAAGCACAATTAGCATCATCATCAGACCCTCAACTTGAACCTAGTTCAGGCGACGACGACGAGTCGAAGTCGTTTTTAATTCAAGACCCAAATGGTGAATTAGATTATGATTTAAAAAGCTACGACTCCAGAGAAGATCTTGAGGCGTTAATAATTGACACTATTGAACTAGGAGAACCATTAGACGATCTAGAACACGAAGTAAATGTTTCAGAAGAAGAACAACGTTATAGTTTAGACAAACAAACAAATGATTATTTAGATAAACTAATAAATGCTTATTTACCAGAACAACGCACTGAAAAAGTAATAAAGCAAATTCATAGTGAAATAAATTATTATGTCCAATTACGAGCCACTTATTCAACTTTTGACGCAAACAATTATCCAATAATTCCGAGCGAACGCGGCGAACATTATAAATATTTAAAAGAACAGCTATTTAATTTAAACAAAAAAATGTATTTTTTGCTTCCCGTGTTAGATAATGCGCGAAATTTAATAATAAGCGAAAATGATGATAGTAACGCAGACGAAACCGACTTTAATTATCAACCTATGGGTGTATTTATTGAAGCATTAACATCCACATCACTAAAATGGATGAATAACAGCTCAAAAGAGAAAATAAACAATTATAAAGAACACATAAAAGCGCTTACTCAATTATTTGATAATTATACAAACAATAGCCCAGAAAATATAAATGTAAACGCCCAAATTATGATGATAAATGATATTGTCGATGATTTTTACAATTACGCCATTGTTAAAGGAACATTGTCAAAGAGCCGATTTATGATTGATATATACAATGAGGGCCTAACTATGTTAGAGTCACATTATGTTAATAATAAAAAATTCACAAGACCAACAAAGCTAACAGCAAATGATTTTGTAAATATAATTGGATTTATAACCTTACCATTACCATTATTTGAGTTTTCAAAGTCCAATACTAATTATACGACTATAGGCGATAAAGCTAATCTAAATATTAATTTTATAAATTCAAGCACTTTCTTAAATAATGCTACTGTTTATAATAAGTATGTCTTAGAAAACGATGAACTAAATAATTATGTAAATAATCACACCAATATACATAATGCTAGTTTCTTAAAAAACATTAATTATTTTACAATTGATAAATCAATCGAGCTTCCATATTTGGAAAAGATGAACTATTTACTTGAATCGTTTATTCCAACTAATAAGGCATTAATAAACGAATATGTTTCACATTATAGTCCACAATCTCTCAACTATCGCAAATATAGTTTAGCAAGTTTTATATACGATTTACAAGCTCTAAACATTGATTGTTATAATTTACATTATAATGATTATAAATTTATAAAATCTCTCATAACAAACAACATTGAAGAATACAAAAAAATTTATACTTCAAATGAGGCAAATTTTGCCAAGATTTTGAATAACATAAAAGGCAAAAATGAAAACATAATTTTCTCATTTGAGTTATTATCAAAAGAGCTAAAAGACGAATTATTTACTTTTTATAATATAAGCGAAGAACTATTTACTAATTATGAAGAATTAGTCAGCTTTTTGTATAATGTAGACAGCGGCGAATTTTTCTTACAATCACTAAATAAAAACATAATGGATTTAGTTGTTGGAAATTTACTTGATAATTTTATTAAAGCACGAGAGAAAGAGTTGACTAATCCTGAGAATCCCGAAGCTCCTAAAGATCCCAACAATCCCAACAATCCCACGACGTTATCTTCAAAAGATATTTTGTTTAAAGAGCTTGACGAAGTTCAGGCAACTTGCGAAAAATATATATTAAGTAAGGCATATAAGACTCTCCAATCTCTCGAAAACGATAATAATAAACTAATATTTTTTGATTCAATATACGATAAAACAATGTATAGCATGCTAAAACAGTTTGAACGCGAGGAAAAAACAATGGATAGTAATGCGTTTTTAGAGTTTTTAACAACAAACTTAATGTCTATTATGAAATTAACACGGGCCCAAGCCTTAAGAGAGGCTAAATCAATAATGGACGAAAAGCGCGAAATAATAGACGGCGACTACGCGCTATTAAAAGACAAAGCAAGTTCTAAAAACTATATTTATAAGCGAGAAAATAATGTGTGGATATTAGATCCAACATTTGAAGACAAGTTTTATATTGACAACAATCAAATATTTTGCGATGTAAATAAAGAGTGTATAAGTAAAGATGACAAATGCAACTCAATCAGTGGAACCAAAAAGAAAAATCTTGATACAGAAGTTGAGGATATATTAAAAACATTCGAAAGCAAATACAATTTTAGTATAGAAGAAATTAAGACCAAAATCACTAGTAATTATGAAAATGCTAAAAAAAGAATAGAAAAAATAACAGGTCTAAATAAAGTTAAAAACGAATATACTAATAATTATTTGCTAGGGTTAGAAGAACCTTATGAATCAAAAATAATCACATCTCCATATGAACAATTAAAAAATAGCGTATTAAAAATCAAAGATTTATCGCTAAAATACGAATTAATAAAGCGATTTTGTCTAAATTATACACGAAATGCAATAAATGACGAAAACGTGTATTGGCTCTATTGTATAAAAACAAGTGTAAAATTGATGCCCCAATTTTTGTTGCGCCTTTCAAACGCGTTTTTAACCAAGCAAGATTATTTATTAGAATTGGATACATTATGCGCAACTCAAGGCACTATTAGTGATGATAATAATTTTTGGGTAGACAAACATAGTGGTTATATTATTAAAGCTATTGAATTTGACAACGATGAGGGATATGATGATAAAGGCTTTAAAGTTTTTACTCGCGAACAATTAGAAAATGATTATGCAATAAACTTAGAGCCTGTTACAAAATCATTAAACCCTAACGTCCAAGTAATTATAAATATTATAAAAGCCATGAGTCTTATGATGGGAGTAAATATATCACACAATCATGAACTTATAATAAATAATGTATTAGCTCTCTTAAATTCAAACATTCCATCAAAGCAAAAATACGAGGAAATGTTGCTCAAAGTAGCCAAAAAAGAAGGTAAGGCAAAAAACAACCCGCCTTATGAAGATATGTATAATTCTTCGTTATTATTATTAACTTTGGCATTTATAGTATATGCTATTCAAATTGCTATTCCAGTCTTAACGTCTAAGAAAACATTTCCTGGATGTATTAAGTCATTTAGTGGATATCCGTTAGACGGGGAACAAGACAAAACATCAATTGCATATATAGCTTGTATAGCAAATAAAATAAAAAGTTCAATTGTTCCTTGGAACAGCATATTAAAAATGTCCGAAAGCACTCTCATTAAAAATATAGAACAACTAGTATCAAAATATATAGTTCAAAACAAAGACTTAGTAGAACATTTAAACAAAAAGCGCGAATATTTGCTAAGCCAAGATACTAACGGAGACGCAATCCCTATATATTTATCTATTAACATATGGCATACTTTCAATCCCCCATTAAATGACATTAAAATAGACGCTCAAGCATTAGAACCATTAGATGTAAATTTTAAGAACACATTATACGAAACATTCGCTCGTGGCTCTAAAAATAATATTAAAGAATTAGTCGAGTCAAAGGGCATAAGTTGTGCCAATCATATTATAGAACTAATTCAAAATGTTGTAAAAGCCAATAGTCCATTATTAAAAAATTCAAATGACAATCCGTTTTTAGAAAATGCGTGCTGTAATTCGCAAAAAAACAGCATTCAATATTTTATAAATGCTAATCCCGCTATAGTAGATTATAATAATTTGGCAAATTTTTACAATACTATACTTAAAGGTATTGACAATTTAACATATTCACCTCAAATTTATGTGCCATTAAACACCCAACAAAAAATCATAACACAATATAGTGGATTTAGCGAAGAGTTAGTATACAAAGCGTTTATCTATTTTTGTAATTTTGCAAATCAAATTCCAATCGATGATGAACTAAAAGGGCTATGTATGGATAAACCGCAAAATTTTGATCCAAGTAAATCAATAAAAGAAATTGTGCAATCTCTCAAAAATGATGGAAAAATCTATAATTTTGCGTCATTTATAGAATTAATACATATTGTGAGCAAAAACAATATTATAAATATTCCTATTAACTTTACTATTATTAATAATGTGGAAGCACTACGAATAATAATAGATGCTTATTCCAATAATAGTTATTACAAATTAGACGACATATTTGTTAGTAAATTGGAGTTAATGTTGGATACTTTTTCTATTATTGCGGATGATAATCTTGAATTGCGTGACTTAAAAAATTACTTAGGTCGCATAAATAATGCATTACAACAAAAAATATTACAAATAGTAAGCAGTCAAACAAATATTAGTAAAAGCGAGTTTGCCAGTTTTAGTCAAACACTAACATTGTCAATTGATGTTGAAAATATTACTTTTTATCAAAATTATATTAACAATATATTATACATTTTTCCATCAATAATTATTAATAGCAATGTAAATTATGGCGCAATTCCCAAACATTGGAATTTATCAACAGTCCATATTTCTGATATTTATAATATAATACAAAAATATTATGTATCATTAAATACATTTACTAATAAACATGAATTAGCGCTAGCGTTTAAACTAGTAGCACAAAAGCTGAAACTATTGACGCAAATGATGAAAGTATTTTTGTATAATAAGTCATTGTTAAAATCGGTTGACCCAGAAAAGCCGGCTTTAAGTCAAATAAACAGTATATTTGATGACAAATTAATAACCCTTTTTTATAATTACATTTTTTATAATATACTTAACGAGCTGTTAAATATTAGCGAAGATCAAGAGTTTATGTTACAACTGCAAAATATTGACTCTAGCACTTACAACAAAGACGAGTTTATGAAGACCATCATAAACTATATAATGTGCTATTCAAATATAATGAACACACATTATAATTTAATAAACAATGGGTATGCCAAAGTAAAAGAGAAAATTGTTATGGCAAAAGAAAAGGAGAAAACATTAATAACCGACTTTTTGAAAAATCTCTCTGATGAAGAGCGCGAAATTGAAAATATTTTGAAAAATAACAAATTAGAAAAATGGAATGTAGGAATGCAAAAAGGGTTAACACAATATGTAAAAGAAAACTACGACCAAGAACGCGAAGCATTAGAAAAACAAGCACTAAAAGAACGGAAATTACAGCGCAACAATAATGTAACAGCAATGAACAAAGAAATATACGACTTAGATTTAGAAGAACAAATGCAAAACGACGCCGCTATTGATGCCGAAGAATATAGTATGTCTAACATTCCAGATGATGATGATTTCAATTATGATAATGGTGATGACGATTATGCGAATGGAAACCACGAAGATTATGATTGAAACGCATAATTTTTTATTTTCATACTAAATTACATTTAGTAATTTTATATTTTAGTTTTCATTTATATTTAGTAATTTTTTAGTAATATATATTTAGTAATTTAATATTATATTTGTATATAATATAAATGTCTACCGACGCTAATGATGAATACTTAGCGGAGCAGGCGCGTATGGAGGCACAGGCAGCGGCAGAGGCAGCGGCAAAAGCACCTGAACCGTATAGCCCGAACACGTTATCATGTGGCATAAAAAAAATACTGACCATCGTAGTGACCTAAGTAATAAACAAAAGCAAGCTATGTACGATGCAGCATTCCCACGGTCTCCAATGCAATTCCCTCCGAGGAGTGGTGGCCATCGAATGAGATACAAAACAAATCGCAGACGCGGCAAAACAAATCGCAGACGCGGCAAAACAAATCGTCGTCGTCGTAAACACTAAGAATTATTTTGAACCAAATATTATAACTAATTAGTTAAATATTTTCAATATAAAAATAGAATACTTATAAATAATATTTTTATATATAAATGCGTAAAACAGGTCGCAAGACATTAAAGCTAAACAACAAAGCAGGCAATAGATTTTTAGAAAGAAAAGTACTCATAGCCAGTATGTATAACGGGTCACATCGAGATGTAACAAATAAGGTATTACGAAATTATGCGGCATCCAGAATCCAGAAAAGTAGACGAACTAGGGTACAAACAAAGGTAAATAATAATGAGTTTGAAACACGCGTTCCTAATTTTTATAATAATTTAATAAGATTTGTAATTGTTTTAAGAAGAACAACTCCAGATCCAAACACGATGAGTGCTATAAAAGATGATATATTAAGAACAATACCTGATAGAACTATAGCAGGTGTCTTACGTTTACCCAATCTTTTTGAAGATATAAACTTATTAAGAAATTTATTAACCAATCATTTTCCACCAATAAATGAAAAAGAAACTGCCAACTTAATATACATATGTGATTCAATTATAAGAGCAATGAATGTTCCATTACATGCTCGTATAACAGTCCCATTGCTCCCATATAGACAAAATGGGTTTGTAAGAAGACAAACACAAGCACCAGCAGAAATACCTGCGCTAGCACAAGCACAAGCACAAGCACAAGCACCAGGTAAAAAAAGAAGAACACTACGCAAAAGACGTAGCAAAGCAAAAATAGCAAAGCAAAAATAGCAAAATAATATATTAGCAAAATAATATATTAGCAAAATAATATATTATTTAGATTGTATATAAATGCCTCAAAGTGTGTCATCTAAAAAGTCAGGCTCAAAGTCACATTCTAAGTCAGGTTCAAAGTCACGTTCTAAGTCAAATTCATATACAAGATTTAGAAAAAAACGCGCGGCAAAAACACTTCAACGCACATTTAGAAAGGCTTTAGTTAATGGAATATGTGCTATATGCACGGGTTCTATGTTTAATAGTTCAAATATAAAAACACTAAATTGTAACCATAAATTTCATAATGAGTGCATAGAAGCATGGCTCAAAGTAAATAATGTATGTCCTACGTGTAGACGCGTTCAACCTAATAGAACTGGAACGCGAGTTAACACACTTGTAAGTGACAGAACATTTGGCAATATTCCGCTTTCTATGCAATAATTCAATGCAATAAAATCTTATTATATAATATATGCCCCTATTTAATAATATAAAAACAAGAAAAGTAGAGTTAATATTACCAAGTAAAAGTAGAAGTAAAAGTAGAAGTAGAAGTAAAAGCAAAAGTAGAAGCAATTCTTTTACGCGAAAACGTAACCTTATTGCTACACGATTTGTTAGTAAGCTTAATAGTTATAAATCAAAAGTATTAGAACGTTCTAATAAATCAAGAGCACTAACACAAAAATTAAAAACAAAATTAAACTCAGCTATAACTATTATTAAAAAATCTGATAAATGTCCAATATGCTTATCAAAGATTGACTTACAAGAACCAATAACAACATTAATATGCGGCCATACTTTGCATAGTAGATGTTTATATAAATATGTAAATAATACTCAAGACGTTGACTTAAGATGTCCCTCATGTCGAGAACCTATTAAATTAACAAGTTTAGACCCAAGTAAACTTAAACCAGAATTACTTACTAAATTTCTTACACTTCTTAAACTTCTAGTTGATGCCTACGAAGAAAATATGAATATAACAAAAGCTATGTGGGATGACTCGTCTGCTTATGTACTTAAACTTAATGAGGACATTGCAAATAATCCTGCTCTTGAAGTAGTTTTAAGACGAATATTAACAAAAGCTAATGAATCAAGAGATGAAGCACACGACATGTATAATGACGCATTAAGTCTTTATATAAAAGCATATGAGAAATATCTTACTACTAAGTCTATTTACAATATAGAGACTATAGAGACTAGAGACAATACTCGTCAAATAGTATAATATTATTAGCTAACATCCTTTTTAACAACATTTTTAATACTATAAAATAATTTCATGCTAATATCATATAATAGCGCCACGCAAATATTAAATAGCTCTAAATAATAATCCATAGATGCTGTTATAAAATCTCCACCATAATCGCATTGAACTATAATATTTGTAGCATATACAACATATACAGAAAATAATAATAATGTAAAACCAAGCAACGTTTTTTTAAGTATAGAAGATAAATATATAAAATATTGAATTATGCTACAAATTAACAAAACTAATAAGGCAAAAAATAGACCAATACCAATTTTATAAGGCAATTTTATAGCGCTTGCTATAAGAGCTAGAGCAAACGAAAACAACAAAACAAATATACTAATAGAACCTATAAATGCTGTTCTAATGGTCTCTTCATCAACATAAGGTTTTATGTCTTCTAAAATTATTCCCATTGTTACCGAAAAGAGAGAAAATAGTATAAATTTTAACCAATTTGGCATAGGAACAACATCTAAAATAATTATAAAAACAAAACTTAATATATGCGCTCCAATAATAAGTAGTCGGCGAACTTTGTCATTTTTAGTAAGTTCAACTCGGTTAAAATTTATATGAACGTAATAAGTAATAGCTACTTGAATTAACAAATTTATTAAAATTAGCGTAAAAAAGAATTTTTTTACATATAAAAGCTTAAACAATTGCGAAAAATCACTTTTAACAATTTTGTTATTATACTTCATAATGGGCTAATTAATAATATATGCTAATATATTATTAATCCTAAATTATATTAAATTAGCATAACTTACATAACTTACATAACTTACATAACTTACATAACTTAGCACAAAATATTATATATTATTATGTTAGTAATGCCCAACCCCACCACTTTTATTTCTTCGCTATTTAAAAGCACAAGAAAAAAAAGTAAAAGTAAAAGTAAAAGTAAAAGTAAAAGTAATTCTTTTACACGAAAACGAAACCTTATTGCTAGTCAATTTGTAACTAATGTAAGAAAAACTATTAAACAAAGACAGCTATTAGACAAGTTACATAAAGAAAGTAGTGCGCAAAAAATACAAGAATCATTTAAAACCACATTAGCCAAATCAAAAGACGCCAATGTTTGTTCTATATGTTTAGCTAAAATGTTGTTTCCACGATTAATAAGCACGTTGCCTTGTGGTCATAAATTTCACGCAAAATGTATTAAACCAGTTATAGATAATGATTATAATGCCCGATGTCCATTATGTCGAGCTCCAATACCTGTAATACCTACAAATCAAAATACAAATCACACTATAAATCGAAATAATATTGGAACTAGGCATACTATTTATCGAACATCTCATAATCGGCATACATCTAGACAATCACGTCATGCAAATATAGCTAGCTTACATATTCAATGGAAAACATTGTCTAGAGCAGTAACCAATGCTCGAACTAAATGGCAAAATCAAAGAATAAAGGCATCAGCTGCTCGAGAAAGAGCAAATCATGCTAATTTTTTCAATCGTGCTAGATTAACACAAATAGCAGAACGCGAAGAATTAATTATGCGAACTTATTTAGCAGAGAGAGATAGGCGTATAAGAGAAAGGCTTAGATTTGAAAGACGACATGAGGAAATATTAACTCAAATTATTACTAATTCAAGAACTCCAACTAATGTAGTTAATGTAGACGCTGGATAAAGCCTTTATAAAACAATTTAAGGACAAGACGTTACTTATTTAGACGGATAAAATTTTATGATTAAAATTTTAATAATAAAACATAAAGCATAATTTGTTAAAAAATTATAAAAATATAATACTTATTATTTAATATTATAAATAATATATAATATTAAGTATGTTAAGACAATTTATTGTGAATAATATAATGTTAGTATCATTAATAATATTTTTAATATTATTTGCAATACTATTAGCAAGTAAACCAACAATAATGTTTGATAAAAATGGAAAGCCACGCGAGTTTGGAATAGGTTATAAAAATAAAACAATATTACCGCTATGGTTAATGGTTATTATTTTAGCAATAATTGTATATTTTTGTATATTGTGTTATGTAAATTATAATAAATATGTAGCTTAAAGCGTTCCTTAAATAATTGCTATTTAGCATATTTTAGTATTCTTTAGCCGCTCTCTTGTGCATATTCAAGACTTTCAGCTTCAGCATTGTTTAAATCGGCTGTAATTTCTTCTAATGATTTTTCACAAGACATATTAATGATATAATTATAACTAACGGAACAAACTAATACACCTGCTAGTGTATACCAAGTAAGTTGTCCAATAACATTTTTAATAACTAAGAGCTTATATAAGTTTTGAATATCTGGGTTGTTTTCTGGTTTAGTATTATCTTGTTCTGCTGCTTCTCCTTGCCCTGCTTCTCCTTGTGCTGCTTCTCTTTGTCCTGGTTTTCCTTGTGCTGCATCTCTTTGTCTTTCATCTCTTTGTCCTGCATCTGCTAGAAGTGATGGTGCTCCTGGCATTAGCAATTCTGTTGTTGATCTTTCTGCTTGTCTTGGTTTATATGCTACTGCTTTATCTAGTGCTCCTTGTTCTAATATCGTATGAGGTGGCCTACTATCATCTCCTTGTAGTTCTGGTTTTAGTTGTGCTCTTACTTCTTTACCAACATTTGTTTCTGCTGCTGCTGCTGCTGCTGCTGCTGCTGCTCCATATGCTTCTACTGCTGCTGGTGCCGGTTGTTCTAATTTCCTATGATGTGTCCCACGAGGCTTCCCAGGAGATGTCCTATCATCTCTCCTACGATGCTTCCCAGGAGATGTCCTATCATCTCTCCTACGATGCTTCCCAGGAGATGTCCTATAATGTTCCCCAATATGCTTATTATCATCTCCTGGTGGTTTTGCTTCTGCTGGT